TTTTTGGCCGCCTTTATTAACAATATTATATAAATAATCTTTTATATTATTAGGTTTTATATATGCAACATTATTACCTGTTTTATGTGGTAATAAATTATTATTGATATCATAAACTGAAACTTCCATTACATCTCGCTCACAATCACCAAAATCAGTATCTTCTATTTCATTTTTTGATACAATGAATAAATCTTCGGATTGAAGGTATTGTCCTTGATTATCCGTTTTATTATTAATTGCTTCAATATTTGTATATTTTTTAATACTCATAGTTTATTATATTAATATGAACCTGGATTTGCTTTTACAATATTACAAGGATATTCTTTTGATTCTGTTGTATTATCCGATTTTGTCGCAGTTACCTTAATAGTTCCTTTATATTCAGTAGTAGAACCCCATCCAATAAATTTAGAAGTAGATTCCGCTCCACCTGGAACAGCTCTTGCATTTATTTTAAAATCAATAGTTTCATTTCCACTACCTGCTATTTCAAAATTATTTTTTGGAATAACTAACCAATTCCATCCATTGGCTAATTTTGCTTCAAATGAAATTTTAATAGGTTGAGCATCATTATTAGTTAAACTTAATTGGCCGCCGGCTTCCCATTTAGTTTGTCCATAATCCTTTGCATTTATTTTACCGGCCAAACCTTTTGGTATATCGGTTCTAGCTTTTGCTCCTTCCCACTTAACCACAAGGCTTTTTACTAATGCATCGCCACCACTAGCGGCTGCTAGATTTGATGTGGATTGTTGAATGGCTTGTTGTTGTTGAATTGCTCCTAATTGAGATTGTAAACCTTCAATAATAGAGTTTAATGAATCTATTTGCTTAATTAACGCTTCAATTTGTGCTTTAAAGCCAGTATTTTGAGCTTGTAAAGAAGTTCTCAATATAGATTCATCAACTGATTTTTGTAGTGATATTGCTATTTGCCCTGTAAAATCTTGTACAGTTGCACCCAATGTATCCAATTGATTCGCCAATACATCATTAGTTTGTTCAATTGATAATCTATTATTTATTTCAGTTTGAACTTCTGATTTTAAATCAGATACTTCTTGTTTTAATGTTGTAACTGCTGATGTTAAATCGGTAACTTGTTTTCTTAAATCTTCGTTTTCAACTACTTTTTCATCATATAGTGGTTTCGGAACTAAATCTAAATTTATTTTAGGAATATCTGGCTTTAATTCTTTAACTTCTGTATCAATTGCTTTAACTAATTCGACATCATCTAATTTTGTTTTGTTTAATGGTTTGAATACCAATGATGATGCTATATTCGTATTATCAACAACAGTAACATTATATTCATTTTTTGCAATAGCAGAAGAACCCGATACACTTAAAATACTTTCTAGTGCGGCATCGTTTTTTTCTTTTAATTTTTCAGCTATTACTTCTAAGGGTGTTAATGCCATTATTATACTATTTCAAAAATGAATTTATCATCTATTACAGTAGATATACCACTCTCTACTATTTTAATTTTTATTTTATAAGTTCTATGCAATGGAAGGGTACTCAAATCCATTACAAAATAATTAGATGTTGAATCACAACTTACTTTTGTATATTCGCCAAATGGATATATTACTTCTCCTGTCTTATAATCTTCCAATTGATAATACGATGAACCGGATGGTAAATATTTCACTTGGTCATATTCAAATGTAGTTCCAAAAGATTTTAAAGGATACATATCTCTACCCTTTACTCTAATTTTGACTTTTTCATTTTGTGGATATTCATTTTTTAAGTTTAATAAAACTACCTTATACCCATCTTCCGCAGAACCCGTTACAGATGTTAAACTACCTGTTGTGAATACACTATCATTCCAAACTAATTCTAATTTGGGTTCATATATTGTATTTGTTTCCTTTGAAAAGAATTTAACAACTCCATAATCCAATGTATCATTTTCTGCATCAATACTATGTCTAACTATGAATCCATTATTCTTTAAAGAACCACTAACCCATTGATGAATTATATTTGTCACATTCATTCTAACATCATCTGGCTCATTACTAAACGATTGTGTTGCTGAACCCGTAATAAACCACGTTCCACCTTCTGCATTAGCCGAACCTGTTGTTCCTGCTGCAAATACTGCCGTTCCTGCTGTTACATTATCTTGCCACGTATTTATCCCATCTCTATATTTCCAACTAACTCCATTTGATGTTATATTATCAAATTTTGTTCCAGTTCCCATTGCCCAACTTTGCGAAACGGCGTTTGCATAAATTGAATACTCCAATGGAATTTCTTCCGAGTTGGCTGAACGTAATACTAAATATGTTTGCCAGCTACCTGTCCCTATTGATGTTATTTCTGACTTAATTGAGCCTGTATCGAATTTAATTAAAGTTCTTGCTATATCTTTTGAAGAACCATAATAGAGTTTACCTACTTCTAATATCTCATCTCTACCTGTATTTTGTTCAGGTTGTTGAAGATATATACTCGCGTCAAATGATGATGTAAAAAATTTATGCATTATAAAGCCCTCCCTTTTATGTCTTTGTTTGGATATTTAACTTCAAATATAGATGGGTCTAAAGAAGGATAGACAATCTTACCTTTAGTTGCTTCATCTATATTATATTTATTTGGAGAATAGTTTCCATCTCCTCCACATAAATTATATATTTTAACTGATGGTACACTCATTACTCCTTCTACATTTGCAAGAATTAATTCTATTTCTGAAATGTTTATTGGTTTATTAAATGTCCAATTATCTATATTAAAATAATCTTGTAATTGAATTAAACAATTAGCAAGTACTTCGTTTTTATTATAATTTTGATAACATATAACTTCAAAATCTAATCCAATATTAATGATATATCCATTTATTAAATTAACTGCATCAGTAATCATTCGATATTCTCCCAAATAAGTTTTAAGATTTTGCTTAACCGATTGATTTAAATTTGTTAATTTCTTATCACCATCATATCCCAAAACATACATATTGATTGCAAATGGGTTATTAATTTCAGCTATTGCTGTTTTCTTTTGAGTAAGATACTTAACTAATTCTTTTTGAATATCTTGTTTAGATTTATCTTTTAATCCCTCTACTACACCAACAAATTCTGCTATATTTTTAGGATTAGCAAGAATAGATGATGGAGAATTATTATCAATTTCACCATCTGGGCTTACATATACTTTTGCAACACTACCATATCTTTCTGGCATTGATAATGCTCTTACAACATAATCTTGTTTAGTTACTGCTCTATTTTGAGAACCAAACATTGCAATTGCATTTTGTCTGATTTCTTCAATCGATTCAACTCCTCTTCCACCCACAGCTGGTTCTAAATTTTCAACCGCTACTGAACTTTTATAAGTTTGATAAGCTGCTCTTTGTGCATCAGTTGTAAATGATTGTAAATCTTCTTCAAAATTAATTTTAATAATAGAAGTTAAATCACCAGAATTTACATTTGAACTAATTCCGCCGCCTGTTAAATATTTTACAGTTAAAGTTTTATTAGTAGGCGCAATACCAAATGTATTTGTTTTTAAAAAATTAGATGGGTCAATTGAATCATTTAATCTACTAATAGAATTTGCTAATCCTAACCCAATATTTTTAGTATTTGGTAATATTATTTCATCAGCCATTGATGTATCGCCACTTCCAAATTGTAAATCTAATGTATTATCGGAATTTATTTTAGTTGAAAATCTATATGGTACTTTTTGCACTTCTAAAATGTATGGAGTAGTTCCAACCGAATCACTCATCTCACTATCAGCTTCAATATTAGCAGATTCAATGAATACACTTTCTTGTGCCAAATAAGGAACTTCATAATATTTTATATTTTCATTATCAACAACCGATATTATTTGTATTATATTGGTATCATTTAATGTTTTTGATGGATATTCTTCGTATCCAGCAAAATCTAATTGAATATCTTTTTCAGTAGCTGAAATGGCTTTTACTTTTTTAGTAATAAGATATTGTGTAGGTTGCCCTGTATTAGTATCTCTACTAAATACATCTATTTCTCTACTTCCCGAATTTGCAAAATCAACATTATCAACAGTTCTAAATATTACTGATGAATTAGTTGATGATACTATCTCCATACCCTCTTGTATTCTTAAAAAGAAAGTTTCATCTGGTCGGTTTGAACTACCACTATCAATAGATGGGACTAATTGATAAACAGTCAATGTAGTTACAGCCGGTGATGTTACTTTTGGTTTATATCCCATAGATTGTGCCAATGCTACTACGTTTTTACGCTCAGTAGCATGTGATAGCATTGATTCCTTTAATTGGGTATCTTGATAAAATGCAAGAATATCACCAATCGCTGCTGCTTGCTCTACAAACACCATACCAGGCGATGCTTCATTAAAATCTGAATATGTATTGGGGAAATAAGTTTTAGTATAATCAATAAGATTTTGCTTTAATGTTGCAAAATCTTTACCGATATAATTCATCTTTTTATTATCTGCTCCCCAGCTCTTATCTAAAGGTTTAATAGCCATTGTTAATTATTTACATTTATTTGTACCGATTCTGATAGGTTGGGGTTATTCTTTAGAGAAAACTTTATATCCAAACCAATACGATTATTATCTATATCATTGTCATCATAATCAAATATAATTTCATCTATATTCAAATATGGTAACCATTGTGAAACTGCATCTACAATGTAACCTTCTATCTTAGCCTCTATTATTCCCTCACTAATTTGTTCAAACAATACTAACCAAATATCACAACCAAATTCAGGTTGCATTAATCGTTCACCCTTTTTAGTTAAAATTAAATTTTTTAAATTATCTTTAGCTTGAGTTAAAGTTGTGTAATTAGTTGCAAAAATACCATTAGAATTGGAACTTCTATTAATTCCAATTCCAAGTACTTTATAATCATTTTCCGTTAAATCGGTTACATTAACTTTACCAAGCTCAATTGCCATTATTTAAATCTCTTTACTAATTCTGAATAATCCCTTGTCAATGCTTTTATTGTAGCATCTTGCAATCCATCACCGGTTGATTCCATTTGTTGTGGAATATTTTGGGGTACTGCTACATCTCTATAATCCATTGTTTCCCAATCACCTTCTATTGATTTTTGTGGTTGAATCATATCTAACACACTACCTCCACCACCTTGTCCACCTTCTACTCTTTGTGCAGATGTGAATGGTTGGGTCATATTCAAAATCTCATTTATCATTGGGTCTTTTGAAAATTCCCTTTGAGGTTGAGGTCTTTGTGTTTGTTGAACGGGTTGTTGTTTTTTAACTTGTGGTTGGGTTGTAATTTCTGTCATCTCTCGTAATGTTGGAGTAGATGGTTTTTTTTGTGTGTTCAATGTAACCGCACCAGATTTGATAAGTTTAGCAACTTCTTCTTTAACTTGTGCTTTGACTTCATTCTTCACCACTTCTTTAATTAGTGATACTAAAATGTCTGATTTCATAAAATTATTGTTCTGTTTGTTAATAAATATAAAAAGATTAAATTTACCCTATTATTGTATACCCATTCCAATTTAATATTGCAGGAGCGGGTGGAGCAGGTGGAGGATATTGTGCTATTACCGACATTGTACCACTTACTCCCATTAAATGGAATTTGGCTAATTGTACAAATGGGTTTAAAAATATATTAGTAGGTTCGGTAAATACTAATATTGGAGGTATAAACCATATGTTAGGAATATTGGGTATCAACCCTTTAATTGAATCGTATGCCATTGCCAACAATTCTTCTTTTGTTGGAATCATATCTTCAATCATTTTTTTAAATTCCTCTTTGGTTGGTAATTTTGGTATATCAATTCCAGGTAATTCTATTTCAGGAACTAACCCATCAATAGTATCTTTTACCAATTTTTTTAATTCTTCTTTTGTTGGCTTTTTTGGAATTTGATTTGCTAAAGCAACTACCATTTCTATTTGTTGAATGATTGGTTGTAGTATAATTTCTTCTGCTGCAGCTATTAATGCTTTTTTAATTTCTTCAACAGCTTCATCTAATAATTTATTTTTTGCTTTTTCAATGATTTCCTTTTTCTTTGGTAATTCAGGAAAAGGAAATTTAATAGATGGTTTAAATTGAGAACCAATTGATGGCTTTTTCTTTTTAGCTTGATTAAACTCTCTTATTATTTCTTGCCCTGCTTTAATTAATGGATGATTTTTTAATTCAGTTTCAACTGGTTCGTTTTTTAATATCTTATCAATTGTATCGTAAATTACAAATTCACCTAATGGTTCTATTGTAACAGTGGCTTTTTTTAATTCATCAACCAATGCTTGAACTGCTTCTTTAATTGCTTTATGTATTGCCGCAGATGCTGCTAATTGTAATGGATTTGGACCAATATTCATAATAGCTCCAGGCGCAGGTGGTGTTGATTGCCATCCCAATGGCCTTAATAATGGATTTGGCAGTGGTGCCATCTCAGCTCCTAACCAATATGCATCAAATGCAGATGGATATATCTCTGCTAAAATATTAAAATTCTCACCATCAGAATCTACTCCTTTCTTTAAAGCCCTTTTGATTTCTTTGGCCATACCCACAACATTCCCATTTAAAACAGGAACGCCGTATATCATATCTCCACCTCTTTTTATACAACTATCATATTCATTTGCTATAAAGTTAGCAAACGCATCCATATCATTAGCGAATCTTTGGCCAAGGAAACTATTTAATATGTTTATTTTGTAAAGAGTCCAAGACATTATTTACTTAAATAATTGTTTGCAGATAATAATGTATTTAACTTTGCTTTAATCATTTTAAATTCAAATGAATTTACAGGACCAGTAGCAGTAGGCCCAACCGCAGTTGCATATATTTGTTTGTTTATAGCATCAATTAATTCTCCCATCAATTTAACTAATTCACCACCTAATACCATTTTTTGTACAGGTGCTCCTGCTGCTCCCGCTCCTTTATCTTTTCCTAAAAATATTTTACCATTTTCTGAATTAAAAAATATTTGATTAGTTCCTTTGGAGTGGATTGTTACATTATTATTTGTATGTAAGTAAATATCTTTTTCTGCATCAACTGAATATCTACCATCAGTTATTACACCGGTGTTTCCTTTTCCAAAAATAATAAATTCTTTTGCTTTTGAGGAAAGAACTATTCTATCGGAATTTATAAAAATTTGGTCACCTTTTAAATCTTTTGAATTTGGATAATTTTTAAAAGCTTTCTTTTCTTTTTTAATTGTTTCCTTAAACGGAATTTTAACTTTATTAGATGTAATATAAATAGATGAACCATCTTTATCAATACTTTCTTCTACCAATGTTCCAATTGGTTCACTATCTATGGTAGGATTCTGTTTATTGCGAATAAAAATAGATGGAGAAGATGTGCCACCTTTTGGATTTCCTGTTTCATCAACTCCTTCATCTTCAGTTAAAAAGAATTCTGAAAATCTAATTGTATTACCAACTCTACCACTTAATATCGTATCTCCTTCTCTTGGTTTTAAAAACTTTATTTTTTCATTTACCTTATAATCTTTTTTATCAGATTTGGGTTTGCTTGCTTCTTGATTTGGTGTACCATCCTTAACTTCTTTATAATCTTTATTTTTAGTATCACCTGCAACCGAATCTATTTGCTTTTCTTTAGAAACTTCCGATGTTGTATAATTTTCTCTATAATTTGGATATTGTGTATTTGAATATGGTTGCCAAAAATAATTTGTATCTATTTTAATAACTAAAACAGTTTCTCCCAATATGGGATATGTCATATTATTTTTATCATAAGGGAATGCATATCCTTCATTTACAATAGCAGATTCTCTTGCAAATTCAATAGCACCTAAAAAACGAATATCGTTTGTATCAAACGTTTCATTACCATTGTATTTTTTTACAAAATCAGTATCTTTCTTTAATGGCTTATCCGATTTTAAATATACTTTTGTTACGCTTGCTAAAAATGCGTCCATTATAATTTGGTTTTAATTTCTTCAATTTCTATTTGAATATCAATCATTTTTTCATCTGCTTTCTTTTCTACTTCATTAATGGTATCTTCCATATCCTGAAGTAATTGTGCTTTTTCCGTTTCACTTAACCAACCATCTTCACCAATACCCTTAGCTTCAGCGGATGCTAATCTTTGTGCAATATTTGCGAGTTTAATTAAGTGGTCATCATTTTTTATTGATGAATCTATTAAATCTTTTATAATAGGTGCAAGTACTGTTGCTTCACCAACATTACGAATTAACTTACGAAGAGATTCAATCATTTCTGAAATATTCTTCTTTTTTGCTTGTTGATTTTCGTATATATCTTTAAATAATGATGATAAGTTTTTACCATCAAATAATTGAAATTCGTTTGCCATTTTGTGTATTTATGTACTAATAATTATTTACTTATTAAAAACTTACCCAATACTAAATAATCCATATCACAATTATTAAATGTCCAAATTGCTTTTTGTGGGTCATTTGTCATTGTATGGTCTTTTAAATTGAATGATGTATTCAATAAAATAGGCGTTCCTGTTAGTTTTTCGAACTCCTTTAATAAATCATAGTAAAGTGGGTTATCTTCTCGTTTAAGCGTTTGTATCCTTGCAGAATTATCAACATGGGTTACCGATGGTATATTTACCCCACTCTTAACTTTAACAACCTGATTCATATATGGAACATCTTCTTCTGATTCGAAGTATTTTTGATAATCCTCTATTGTAACCGATGGGGCAAATGGTCTAAACATTTCTCTCTTTTTGACAACCTTATTAATTCTATCTCTAACATCCGGTAAATGTGGATTAGCTAATATAGAACGATTACCCAATGCCCTTGCACCAAATTCAGTTCTACCTTGAAACCAACCTATTATATTACCATCATTTATTAAATTTGCAATTTCTTTACATAATAATTCATTTGTATCGAACATTATAACCTTACTTCTATTATTTTTTAATATAATTTCAAGTAATTCGGTATTACTCCATTCTTCACCCAAATATGGAGATTGATTATCACCATCTTTTATGTTAGGGTTGCCCATCATATCATGCCAAAAATATAAACAAGCACCAATAGCAGAACCAGCATCAGATGGTGCGTATGGAATCCATACGTTCTTAATTGAACAATGTTTTTTTATTTTACCATTGGCAGTTCCGTTATAAGCTGAACCACCACCTAATACCAAATTAGAACTTTTAGAATATGTAGCTGCATGGTTAATTAGAAAATATAAACAACCCTCATACCACTTTTGTAAAGATGCGGCTAGTTCCATATGATGTAATTCTATTTCCGAATTTGGTGTTCTTGGTTCGAACCCAATTAATTCTACCAAATCCATAGTGAACATATCAGTATTAGAATATTCCCAAGTAAAATATTTCTGATTAATATTGATTAAGTTATCACCACCAAATGATGTAAACTTATTAAATATATCATAGTATTTATCTGAATTACCATAAGGCGCTAATCCCATAACTTTATATTCACCTTCGTTTGGTTTAAATCCTAAATAAGCAGTTATAGTAGAATAAACTAATCCCAATGAGTTTGGGAATTTAATAGTTTTAAATTCTGATATTCCATTTAAATCACAATCAGCCATTGAAACAGTATCCCACTCACCAACACCATCGATAGATAGACCAATTGCATCAGTAAATGGTGAAGTATAAAATGAAAGAGCTAAATGTGATAAATGATGTTTAACATTTACAATAGTTCCATCGTATCCAATTCCTTTTAATATAGATGATAATATACCCTCACCTTTCTTCCAATCTTTTTTAAATTTACTCCAAGTCTTATAATGCTTTAGCCAATAAGTACCCAATGTTTTTTTAACTCTATCATATTTTAAATCCGGATTTTCATACCAACATACTACATCAACTTCATCAATAGTAATATGAGCATATTCTAAACATTTCTGAATTGCTTTAAATGGAAAAGAGTTATCATGCTTTATACCTGATAACTTCTCTTCTTCTATTGCGAATATTACTTTACCATCTATTAATAAAGCTGCTGCCGAATCGTGGTAAAATGCTGATAATCCTAATTTAATCATAATCTAAATTTTTATATCACCTTCATCCATAAATTGATTGTAAAGTTCCATTTGCTTTTCTCTCATTTTAGTAACAACCTTTGTTATATAATGGGTTGGGTGACCTGTCATTTCTCTAATAAGTAGATACAAACTTTTTTTATTAAAGTTTTCTATATAGTCTGCTCTTCTAAATAATTCTAAAATAGCATCTGCAATTTGCATATCACGCTTTTTAGGAAAATAATTTTCTAAATGTTCATCCCAATACAATAACATTTGTTTATTAAAAGTTCGGTATTCATCATTAGTATCTTCTTCTTTCCAATTATTTTCAGTATCAAATGATTCTGGCATAGCAGATAATATAGATGTATCTTTATATCTTTTATAATTTGCATTATTATTTAAAATAAGATAGTTTCTTGCAACAATAGTAAAGTAACTAAATGCTTTTCCTTTACCATTTTTATACATATGAATTTTTTCAATCATAAATGCAACAACCTCAGACATTACATCTTTTGGTTCATCATCAAAATATGTGAATTTCCATTTATTATAAACTATCTCTGCTAATTTATCAAATGCGGGTTTAATTCTATCTCTATACACCCTGTCTTTAATACGCTGGTCATCCGTTAAGTTGTACTCAATGATTGCATCTTCTGTATCTTTAGTAAAATATTGTTTACTTTTGGCTTTTCTTGGCATTTTATTTGAATTGTTTGAATCTTTCGATAGTTTCTTTTATTTGATAAAATATAGAACCTACGTCATCATCCTTCTCAAACATTTCACGACTATCAATTTGTCGTAATGCTTCCAGTAATGCGTTATTTTTATTTTCTTCTTCATTTATGAAATCTTCATATCTTTCTAATTTATTTAGAAGATTCAAAATTCCATATCCAGCAACTGCTAGAAATATAATTAAAAATGTTATTATTATTTCCATATATTAAACGATTTCGTATCCTTGTAAAAAATATTTATTTGCGTTTTTGAATTTGACTTCAAGCATTTCCCCTTCTTTTGATTTCATTATAATTTTATCATTTCTACCAAAAGTTTGTTTTTTAGTAATTTGTGTATTATATACTCTATCCTTTATTGTAAATCCATCTAAATGGTCTATTTCATGTTGTACAATTACAGTCATCATTGTTTCTACCGAAACTCTCTCATCTGCTTTATCACCTTCTGGATTAATTTCAAAAACCAATTCACCCAAATTATCAGTATCAACCACAATTTTACAAGCTCTAATTGTTCTTATTGGTTGTTCAATTGTTCTTGGCATTGATAAACATCCTTCATAGAAAAGAAATCCATCTTTAGATTTTTCTTTAATAACAGGGTTTAATAAAAATAGTTCTCTACCATGTTCTTCATCACCAAATTTAATATAACAAGCTCTTTTCTTAATACCCAATTGAGATGCGGAAATACCTAAACCTGGATATGTTTTTAATCCTTCTTTAAGTGTTTCTTCTAATTCAGCAGCCTCTTCTTTTGTAAAAGTTGTTTTAACTATTGGGGTTTTTAAATACTCAACGAATTCTTTTGTAGTTAATCCGTTAGTTGCTTTGTCTACTATTAATTTCATTTTTTTTATTTTATAAATTGTAATATTGCTAATTCTTTTCCTTTAGCTTCGACCATAATGTCCAAATCTAACTCGTATGTATTGGGGAGAGCATTAATAAGATAGGAATGTGCTTGTGGTTTTTCTTTTGGGTTATTTTCATGCAATGCTTTTGATTCTGAATAATGAACTTCTTGCGTAATTTCTTTTGGCCAAGTGGTTGCTGCTAATTTAACTGCTTCTTCTTCGGTAAGTCCGCCTGTGCAAAATTGATGGTGATGATAATCGAATACAATTGGTATACCTGTATTTTTGTGAATATACATCAAATCTTTTACGGAATACATAGATGCCTTATCATCATTCTCCAATGTCAATCGTTTGCGTACGCTTGGTGAGAGTCTTTTGAAGTTTGTAATCAATCTATCCATCGCAGATTGTTTATCGCCGTAGACACCATTACAATGAATATTAATATTGTTATATGGAGTCTTAGATAACCCCATCATATCAAATACCTTACCATGTAATTCTAAATCAGCAAAAGTTTTTTGAACAACTGATTCGTTTGGAGATGGTAATACATTGAATGGGCCTGGATGTGAATTTATACGAATATTATGTAATTTGGCGTAATCGCCGGCTTTTTTTAATTCCGATTTAATCTCTTTATAATCTTTTAATTGGGTAATATCGATATTATCACCCCATGGGATAAGAGCAGAAGATAAACGAAAGAAATTAATCTTATGTTCCCTATTCCACTCTAAAATTTTGATAATATCTTTGGCGTTAAGTAATGCCAACTCCGAAACATAATCCAATCCTTTTTGATTGAACGTTTTCTTCACCATTGTACGATTGGTGGTAACTCCCTTACCCATCGTCATATTAATACATGCATATCCTATATTCATATTACAAATATAAGAAAACTATTTTACATTTCCAAATAATTAGTATTTTTTTACTAAATCTTCTTGTTGATTCTTTTTGTATTTCAACCAATAGTTAACTGCGTTTTGGTCATTAATCCATCTTGATTTATCTTCCCAATCAAAATCAGTTCTGGCGTAATATGGTAGTAAATTCCTACGTCCTTTGGCTCTATCCATATGCCCTTCCGATGACCACTCATCTATTATACCATCATTATCAGTATCATACCCATCCACTGTCCCATCACCATCTAAATCAATAGGAATACGAATATTTTCCATTATAATTGGTAATTCTTTCTCAATTGGTAAGTTTTTTCCACTATCTTCGGTATTTTGTGAAATATTTTCTACTAAATCCTCTTTATTATCACCATACACCTCATATAAACCTAATTTTTGGTCATGTTCCATCATTTCCCCTAAAAGTCTACTTCGTTTTTTCTTTTTATCTTCAATTAAACCATTGAATGCTATGATTAACGCTACTGCTAACGGGTCAAACACAATTACAATCAAAAATATGAAGAATTTTACAACATTTTTTAGTTCCATACCAAATGCATCAGCTACAAAACGAAATCCACCTACTTCTTTCTCTAAATCTAAGTTAGAAATTTTAATTTGGTTGATTTTTTCAGTTTCATCGGCATTTTGAGTTTGTAAATCCGAAATTTTATCGTTAATTTTGGCAATTTGCTTATCTCTGTTATCAATTGAACGAATTAGACGTGAATTTACCTTACCACCATCTAATATTTTACCCTGATTGGTATTAAATTCAGTAA